ATAGTATATCATGGGCATTAAGGGGCGAACCTCATTTTCAATCTCCCAAAGCCACCCATAAAACCTAGGATCTGTCATGAACCACAGTATGTCTGGCTTCTCATTTCTAATGATTGACCTTACAACATCCGCGTTGCCATATCCATCAACCGGGAGTATTATCCAATTGTCACCATATTCTTCTGTCTTTTGCGGACCATAGTCTGGATGCTTTACTGCTCCACCTAAGGATAGGAACTGGTACCTGCCAGTATTTAACATGGCGGTAATCATGTATTTCGTTTGTAGCCCGACTCCTGACGGACTTAGCGGGTGATCGCTTATTGTTAAAATTTTAATTTTGTCTGCCAATATAACCTCTCTAGGGGCAATGTTCTGTTTTGTAAAATTCACATGGACCAAATGGGCCATGACAAGCTAACTTGTTTTTTACGTGTTTCTTGTTGGTTATATTATACAACGCTTCTTTTAATAATTTAAGAGCATTTTCAGTTCTTTTTTTACCATTAGAAACCCGGAATATTTCAATATTATCACTTTTTGCCGTTCTTTTTAAGAGTGCAAAATATGTTTCAATCTTATCCGGGTCTATTTTGTGCTTGTATGCATAGTAATGTTTATAAAAAGTTAGTTGATATGTTGTCATCGGATCGGATCGTCTTTGTGCGTTCCAGCCCCAAGAGCAGGTTTTCCAATCAATGACATGATACTTCCCATCTTTTGTTTTGAGCACCAAGTCGATAAACCCTTTGAAAGAATATTCTTCACTAATATATTTTTCTATTTCCTCCATTAGCGGTTCTTCAACCGATACAACTTCATAATCGCCAAAATTGTCTTTGAGCGAAGTCATAATATGAGGAATAATATTTCTGGCCTGCAACCTCATTGATTTAACCAGGCTCATATTTAATTCCATTTCTGGCTCAAGCTCTTTAAGAATCGATTTGAACACTTCATCAAAATGTTCGGCGTCATTAAAGGAATCGTCGGCACCGGTGCATCGCTGTTCGCAAACACTGTGTAATGCATTACCAAAAGCAGTGTATTCATTACCCTTGAACCCTTTTAGCTTGTCTATGTGTACCAGCTTGTGGTAAAAGGCGCATTTCTGCCAATTTTTAAGTTCAGAAAAAGAGATGTGTGTCATTTTTACCCTATATGTCTAGTAGATCACTAATTTTTGTGTATAATCTTGGGCTTATCTTTTTGAGATAGATTCTATCACCAATAAAATATTCTTCAAAGCCCTTGGCAAAATACTCTCTTAAAGAAGTTGTCGCATACGGCGAAGTAAACAGACCCATGGTTAGTGTTGTTAACAACGGGTACCCCACAACTTTATATAAAAACATGTCGAAATCTTCATCGTATTCAGTGTCTAAAAAATACCTTGCAGGTATATTATAACCTTCTTGAGATAAAATGTCAAACATTTTCTTTCTTTTTCCTAAAAATTCTTGTTCTATGCTAGCATCAGAGTAGATATCCTGAGAGGCAAAGGTCTCGACGGAATGAGCTAGCTCGTGAACTATATCGTCGATCATGTCTCCTTCGTCAGTCTGCTCGTTCGTGACATAGATTGTCCCCCCTTTGTAAAGCGCATTTACGCTTCTCTCTTCAAATTCGGGAACAATACCAACGATTACCATTTCTAAATCATAAGTTAAAGCCTTTGGTATGATATTCTCGATCTTGCTAAGGACTGCTGTGATATCGACGTTTTTAGGAAGCGGATCCTTAATATACACGGGAATATTCCCAAAAAAATAATAGTAATTCTTTCTCTTTTTTGCTCTTTCAGAAGTTTCTTTTATGTAATTTTTAAGATTCTTCTTCATTTTTCAAGCTTGATTCAAGCTGCAGTTCGTACTCTTTTCGGCCGGCGTCGACGTCATCAAGGGCTTGTTCGTAGCCTCGAATAAAGTTTTCCTCTGCCAGTACAAGAACAAACTCTGGGAACTCTTTTGCAACTGTCTCCACGATCATAGAGACTGTCACGTTGTTATCCCCGGGGCTATGGTCTTTTCCTACATAATCTACAAGCCATTTTTTTAATTCAGTGTCCGAATCAACTTCTTGGCCCAGTACTGGATTATCGACACCAGTATTGTCATCATATTTAATATCCATTTTTTTCCTCTTATCTATAAAATTGCGGCTGCTACGGTTGCAACCTTTGAACGCTCGCCTTTTACGAGCGTCACATGTCCCGCTAGCGGGCTGTCTTTAAATTTTTCTACAATATACGTCAGCCCATTCGAGGTCTCGTCAACATAAACATTGTCTATTTGTTCGATATCGCCTGTGAAAACAATTTTTGTTCCTTCGCCAACTCTTGTCAAAATCGTTTTTATCTCGTGTCTCGTTAGCTGTTGAGCTTCGTCGATAACAATAAAAGCATTGGCTATGGAACGACCTCTAATGTAAGTTAATGCCTCAATTTCAATGAAGCCGTCGTCGATATATAGATCTAAATTTTTCTTATCGCCCATTAAAAACTCTAGATTGTCTTGTATCGGCATTACCCATGGCGCCATCTTTTCTTCTAGGGTGCCAGGCAGGAAGCCTATGTCTCTGCCCATGGGCTGGATTGGTCGAGAAACAATTATTCTCTTATATAAGGAGTCGCCGTTTGCTGGCTTTTCTAAAGTTTGTTGTAGGCCGGTCGCCAGGGCGCAGAGCGTCTTGCCTGAGCCGGCTCCACCGATGAGTGTTACCACGGGGACATTAGGATCCATTAAAAGTTCTAGAGCAAAAGATTGTTCTTTGTTTCGGGCTCTAATACCCCAAACATCAGAATAATTAACAATTTTGTGGAGTGGTTCTGTATAACAATTAAATCGAGCAAGGGCTGTCTTTTTTTCATTTGCATTGGAGACCAACATAACCATCTGATTTGTATTCAGCTTTATTTCAGATTTCTCAGCATATATTTCGTCACCATTATAGAACCTATCTATGGTTTGTTCATCAACCAAATATTTTTTGAACCCTGAATACAAGGCGCTTCTGCTTTTCACTACTTGGTTTGCAATATAGTCTTCGCTTGGCAGGCCGATTGAATCAGATTTAATTCTCATGTTTATATCGCGAGAAACTATAGTGACCTTTCGGCCCGGGTTGTCTTTTTGTTCTGCCAAGGCAACACTTATTATTTCATTATCGGGATCTTCCCTATTGGAGCCTACCGGTAAATATTGTAATTCGCCAGTGCGCACTTTTATAATACCCTTGCCTTTTGCAATCCGGATGCCATCTTTCAGGCTGCCCTTAGCTCTAAGCTCGTCAAGCTTCCTGATTGTTTCTCTAGCGTTTGCTCCAACGCTATCTTGACGTTGCTTGTGCTTATCTATCTCCTCAAGCACCTTAAAGGGGATGATAATATCATTGTTTGAATATGACGTGAGGGAGTTAGCATCAGTCATACACACACTAGTATCTAAAACATAAATTTTCTTGGCCATTCTAAACCCATGCGTTATTTAAAGTAAATAGCTGTTCACGGAGAAACAATATCAGGTTCTGGTGGAGACAAGGTAATAATTTCTTTTCCTTTGCCCTCATTCTCATAAAGCACCAGATCAACTGTATAAACTCTATCTTGGTTTTCAATTTTTGATATATCATTGGTTATAATTATGCGTGATTGCTTCTTAACATTACCACATGTGTTCCCTGTTGTTAAGCAGGCGCTTGTTAGCAGGAAAGATAAAAGAAAGAAAAGAGCAGGTAATCTGTATAATTTCATATGTTTAGCTCCTGTGCTTTTACGTGCACTTTAATAACTTAAGTAGTTCTTTTTTGCTGTTTTGTCACTTTTCCTCTAGTTAAGAATAGGAACATTAACAAATGTTGAAAATATTAGCCAACCTATTGATTCCATTAACGCTTCTTTCTACAAGTTGTGTTACCGTGTCATGTAACGTCCCTGGTGCTGGTTATGAATCGCTTGCGGATGTGGCTCCAAGGCAGTCTTTTTTAAAGATTGAGAAAGTTTTGAACGTGCAAAGTTGCAACCCTCAAAATCCAAAACAATGTGAAGACAGCACTCTTAAGTCCTCGGGCTCTGGTTTTGTCGTTGCCAATGATAGTAACGGATCTTTTATTATGACGGCCGCACATGTATGCGACGATAGCGATGTTGTTCTGATGCTTCAAATGAGGGGATATAAGCTTTTGTCGCAGGCTTTTCAAGTCTTAGACATCGATGGATATCGATACAATGCAGTAACTCTTGAAATGCATCATGAACTGGATATGTGCATGGCATATATACCGGGCCTGTTCAAACCTTCCGTCAAGGTTGCACAAAATAAACCTATCCCTGGTGATTATGCGATAAATGTAGCTGCACCAGTTGGCTTCTTTGGCGAGGATATGGTACCAATCCTGACTGGAAATTACAGCGGAGATATTGATGGTAGATCAATATATACAATCCCTGCAATTGGTGGAAGTTCTGGGTCTCCTGTTTTTAATAACAGGGGTTACTTAATCGGTATGATTCATTCTGTACATATAAGATTCGAACACCTTGCTATCTCGCCCCGTTGGGGAGAAATAGTGAAGTTCGTTCAAAAATATACAAGAATGGCACTTAAGCAAAAGCAAGGATAATACCGACAAGAGCCAAAATCTTAATCCATTCGGGCACTTGCGATGAAATATCCATCATGTTTTGTGTCTTCATTATTGTATCCTTTTTAAAAAACAACAGGAGTATATAGTCCCCTGTTTTTCCTTTGACCTTTATTTTTTTGAGGTCGAATATCCGTCTTTTGCCCAGCCTGAACCTTTTAATTTAAAAGAGGATTTAGATATGACTCTTTCGAGCCCACATTC